TGGTCAACGAACTCCAGCGACTCATGTAAAGTATTGGCCCATGTTAAAACGTTCGGTTTACGACGTTTAACTTGAATGGTTTCAACATCTTTCATGAGACGGTCACACGCATAATCTGTCTTAAATCGATAGCCTCGCAGCAAATGCGGGCGATCAACTACCAATTCAAGGAGATCCTTATGTAGCTCAAGCCATTCACAAGTCAAACCTGTTGGTGCGCTATTTGCGATTATACCAACTTTGTTGATTGCAATGACTGCATCTAAATCACTGTTGCAGCCATGAAAATCAAACGCTGTGATGTACTTACCATTACTGGTAAACCCACCACATGATTCCCTAAAGTTACCCTTAAGGAACGTCTTCTTTTCATTTATCTTGAAGCCGATGGCTTCAAGTGCAGCTAAACATGTGTGAGCTACATCTGAATGAACAATGAGGTCGTCACCAAATACATGTGAAAATGTATCTAATTGACGTGAAATAACAAGAATAAGGAGTGTCATCACAGTAAACGTATAGCCATTGCCCATTGGGCTTAGCATAGTAAACTGATGATAGTCACCTCCCGGAAGTTCAGCAACACTCTCACGAGCGTTGACTAGGTCTCTCCATAATCTTGTACCTCCGAAGAACCATTCACACACACTATAGTATACACTATTAGATGCGTTTGAAAAGTCAATCGTTACATTGGCATCATCTTGCAGAAGTAATTTATGGATTACTTGGGAGTCTGACAAATCAATGTCAAAGGCTCTCTTAATCACATTAACTAATGCATTATGACACTTTAGTTGTTCAATCATGTTGCAAAAATTAGCACATATAATGACACGGTCTTCCTCATTCGACTTCGGTACAGTAGTAATTCTACAAACCGAGTTGAATGTAACAATACAACGTAGTTTAGCTTTGAATATTTCGAAAGCCCGTTTTGCGGGTTTTAAATCTTCTAAAGCAAACCACATTGCCTTGTTATCAAACTTCCGCAGTTTAAACACACCAGGTGCTATTAGTCGTGGTTTTGACTCATAGTCTCTGAAGTGCTTTTTAGCTGCGGCGCGAAGGGCCCGATGATTGTACGCTGTTCTGGCAAAGTTATTGAAACATTCGGGTGTAACTGTCCAAAACTCGGAGTTTCCAAGTTTGTTGTATGGACAATTATTTCCTCGTGATGTAACATAAGATTCACCAGATGGTAAACTAAC